GTTAAAAAGTTCTTTCAGCTGCCACTGAGATGGATATCTTTTTAGTGAACTTCCGCGTGGAGGGAGAGGATGCTTTTGCTGTCAGACTTTTTGGCTCAGTGTCTAGGTTTTGGAACTGCTCACACCGGCAACGTAACTGTTTGGTCGGGACGAGTTGTTGTAGACAAAATTTTGAAGAGTTGGTAGATCGTGCGAACAGAGAGGACGATCATGAATTGGCTGGACAATTGGTACGGAACGCTATACAATGCGTCCTAGATAGAGAAAAACTGTGGGTGCATTGCGTTCGCGCGTTCTCAGAATTGGCTGTAGATGGATTGGACATTCAACTGGATGTATACTTCACGCAGCTCAAACGCATCTGCGCAGAGACAGGAGTTGACCATCATATGAGGAGTCTGAAGACGGAGCGCAGGGCTAACCGAGTTAAGATCGATGATACTGTTAGTTTTCTACCATATTTCTACCCACCTATGATCAACGACGGCATCGTGAGAAGCGTTGCGTTCGGTCGATATGGGGGGTGCGGGATATGGTACTATGAAAGAGAAGAAGGAATCAGATATGCAGACTTTCGAGTGCGTGAGGTGAGAGCGCAGATATTGCGATGCGAAAGAGCCATTCTGCGAGAGTTACCTTTATGTCCATACACTGGGAAAAGATGTAACATCTACCGAGTGGTGTTCTTCCCGATTCGCATGAGGGATTTCCTGAATGAAGAGGGGGAACGCGATCACATAATGCGTAGAGTGGAAAGTGATGGGTGGATGATTGAACATCTTGGAGGACCGCACGAGAGGGATTTCATCACGCAGAGATTGGGCACGTACCCGCGAGGGCCTGAAGCGCTGAGTCAGATCATGATGTTGAAGCGCGAGGTCGGAGGACGTGAGATGAATTTGGTCGAGATGAGAGTGACAAGAGATGGGGGTGAGACCTGGGCGTCATGGGGATTCCCGGGTTATATGATCAGATTATGGAATTGCGGACGGATTGATATTAATTTGGTTGATCAGTTCATCTTGTCAAAGCAGTCATGCCAAATATGCTATATGAGTGAAGAGCGGCGCGATCGACAAGTGTTGTTGTTCGATTACAGATTGGCACACATGATGGGTACGCCGCTGGTCAGGTACGGGACAGATGTTATTCATGATCATGGGGGATTGGATGTTAGGAAGGTCGTGTTGACAAGAAATCAAATGTTGGTTAGACTATGTGATCATTGGATAATAATGACACCTGACACAGGGATGGAGGCGATATTGACTGCTGCTGGGACAATGCACAAGATCGCGCGGGGGAGAGGTCAATGGAATACAACTGATTGGATGCAAACGATGGGATTGCTGTGTCGATTGATCATCAGGTGGGAATTTGATAGAAGACAGTGGGGCATGGTATTAAAACTTTTTTGCTTCGCGTGCTTTGGTTATGTCGAAAGAACAAATGGCGCGAGGCCGGATTGGAACGATCTGCAGATCTTCTATCGCTTCCTGCTGGAAGAAGTTAACATCAACATAGCTGAATTGGAGGAGGCCGTTTTCGTTATGTTTAGATTAGCTGTGTTGGCGATGAGTCACTTAAACTTGAAGGAGACAGTGGATATAGAGGAGGATTTAGCGATCAATCCAGAGGAGAGAGAAGAGACGCATGCTGCGATAATTGGGTTTGAGGAGATGCTAGGCAATGATGATTAGGTGAGCAGGGAAAGGTAAAAGTGTGAAGAGACTAATGGGATCCATCTTGAACTTTACACTTAC